TCTTAATCTAAAGAATATCGTTGATAAAAGTATTTCTACTGCCCTACCTGGTGGTAAGGCTGGTTACTTTGAAGATTGGGGAATTCCTAATAAAGTAAGGGGTAATTACTGGGGTGGTGGTGATTCTTCTACTACAGGTGCTACTGAAATGCAGATATTGGAACAAAAAGTAAAAGAAGCAGAGATAAAAAAGAGGGCCGAAGACTTTGGTATTCAGATGCCAGCTCTTGAAACAGAAAGACCTGTAACTGCTAACTTAGGTAGCCCTCAAGCAGCTAATATAGCTTTAGCTAGTGCAGTCCCTGCTAAGAAACAGTTTATGCTTAAGAAGCTTGCTACTACTACTAGTAGAGAAGAGAAAGAAGCTATTGAGCAATGGCTAAGAATGAACGCATAGGAGGAAATTATGCCACATTACCCAAGACACTTACAAGACAGAGACCCTAGGGAAGAAGTCTTAGATCCCAAAAGTCCAAAGAAGAAAGTTATCGTTGAGAACCAAGACGGTAGTAAGATTACTTATGAAGGTAATACTCCTAAAGATAAAGAGAATCAGAATGAAAAGTTACTTAAGAAGTTTGATGCTGAGTTTCAGAAAGAAGTAGACAATGCAAATACCTTTGATAACAATTTAACTGATAACGAGCAATTACAAGTACTTAACGAACAGAAATATATTAATCAACAGCAGTTAGATCAAGCTAATTCTAATATCAGTGATTATGATGCCTCCGTTAAAGCTATGAGTGATGCTCAAGCACAACAGGAAGCGCATAATGCTACTGGTGCAGGTAATACTATATTTGGTCCTTCTATTGTCACACCTCCTGTATCTATGATGAATGTTAGGCAGGGGAATAGGAACACCACGCCATCTACTGGTAAAACTGTAGAGATGTTTGGCAGAACTTGGCACTTAAATGAAGAAGGATTAATTAGAGATTCTAATGATACTTTCGCTTTAGGTTTAGAACCTGGTCAGATTAACCAGATAAAAGATGCTTTAACTTTCGTAGATTTATCAAGTGGTGGTGAAGTCCCTTATACAGGAACTCCTGGTACTATAGCAGGCCAAAGCCAATTAGAGATGATGAACGATCCTGATGGTTTCTTACAAAGACAAATGCGGAAGAGATCTACTACAGGTACTACTCAGCAGTTCGGTACTAAAGAAGTAATTAACCCTAATTTAGCTAGAGGAACTAAAACATACTCAGGCGTGAATGATAGGAGAATAGTTAGCAGTGCTAATGAAGAATCTATCCCTCACTTCGTAGAAGGTGTTGATTATAACGTACCAGTAGATCCAGCATTCGGTGACATTCAAGAGAGTGTTTCTTTATATCAGCAAGCTAAGGCTTGGTTTGATAGTGGCGATGACAGTGATATACAAAATGCTGAAGCACTTACTTCTGATGAGATACTACAACAGAATGTCAGAAAGAAATTTGGTGATGAGATGTTCAGAGCTCTATTTCAACTGGCTGCTGTTAAACTAGCAGGTGGTAGTATCAAAGATGGTTTAGCTGGTTATGCTAGAGAGCAAGAGCAAGAACGAGAAGAGTATGAGGAGTTAGCTAATAGAGAACAAGACATGCTTAAGACTTTACTTGCTAATGCTGAGCATATTCCTCTTAATTCTTTCATGGCTTCATTAAATGGTCTTCAGACTATAGATGCTGGTGAAATAGATATCTACAAGAAGGCTTACAGAGGTAAGCAGACAGGTATTCAAAATGCTGCTGCTGCAGAGAGAGCTAAGCAGAAGTTAGGTCGTAAAGATAAAGTAAGAGATAAGCTTACAGGCTTCATGAGACAACTTCCTGATAAGGATGCTGCCGTAAGGTTAGAAGGAGAGCTTAGCCCTACTCTTGACTACTTAGCTACTAGATTAAACATTGATTGGAATGAAGATGGTGTATGGTCAGCTCTAAGTAGGGGTGTCGTAGATGCTCAGAAAGAAATAAAGAACATTAAACAAGATAACGATGACACTTGGTTTGATTGGAATGACAAAGATGTTAAGGTAAATTTATTAGGTAATGTACTTAATCAATTTGTTGTTATGTCTTCTGAAGGTGCTTTAAGTAAGAATGATGCTTCTATGAAAGGTGCTAATGAGGAAGACCATGCATTCATAGTGGATTGGATGTTCAAACAACCTAAGGGTAAGAGAGCATCTGCTATTAGTAAGAAGAAATCAGAGTGGAGACAAGCTGTAAAGAGTAAACCTCAATACAAGAATAACTTCCCTGCGTGGTTAATGAAAAATCAAAACGCACTAGATATAGCTGAGGAAGCTCAAGCTAACGCTAAACAATAAATCAAAGGAGCATTTATGGCTACTAAAGAATGGGCTATTAAACAATACGGTAAAGTAAAGTTAAATGGTCGCGATCATTACTTAGAAGACGGTGATACTTGGTTAGATGTAGAGACTAATAAGCCATTTCGTGGTAAAGGTTTTGACACTTCTGAAGTATATCATGAGGGTACTGAGGAAGACCCTTTTAAAGCTCCTCAAACATTTGAAGGTTATGCTCAGACACAGATAGTAGCTGATTTAATGAATGAGAAAGGATTTAATAAGCAAGAAGAAGATGGTACTGGGTACTATGGAAGAACGCTAGGTGTTGTTTCAAATCCTGAGACAGAAGTAGAGATGGCTAATAAGATGTATACCGAAGGTTTGGTTGCTCCTACTCCATTCACTTCTAGTGAAGACCTAGATTCTTTATATAGTGGTATGGCTACTCGCTCTGTTCTAGGTGAAGAGGCCGAGCAAGGATACTACGGTGATAAGAGAGAAGTTCTTGATGCTATTAGATCCACGAACTTAGACTACTACGGTAACAAAACAACAGCACTTAATGAGAAAGAGTTTGCTAATGCTCCTTGGATGTACAATGATGTTATGTATAGGGACTTTGCTAATCGTACTATCGATAATAAAGCACGTAGTCCTTTCGCCTCTGGATTTAGTTCTGGTATAGACTCAATGCAAGAAGGTTTCTGGGGTGTCGTTGAGATGACTGGAAACAGATTTGGATCTGAGTGGTTAGAAGATGTAGGCACAGAAGGTGTTGGTAGAAATCAAATATCAATGGAGAATCAGCCTACTTGGATTAACGATGTAGCTAATGTAAATTCACTATCCGACTTTAGTGATTGGGCTGCTGGTGCTTTAGGTGGCTCACTTCCTTACTTCATGTTAATAGCTGCAGGTTTTATTCCTGGTATGACATTACCTGTAGGTGCTTCAATGGCTCTTACTTATGGCGGTCAGACTTGGAATGAAATGGGCGGTTCTAATGATAAGAAGTCTGCTACTATAGCATTAGCTACTGGTGTTGCCATGTCTATCTTCGAAAGATTAGGTGGTAAAGCAGTACTTAAAGGTTTAGAGCCTACTGATTTATTAGATGAGAAAGGTATTGCCAAAGCTATAGACCGCTTGACTGCTCCTAGGAGAGATCCTAAGACTGGTAAGATGCTTAAGCAGAAGCTAACTAGAAAAGAAGCTAATAAATTAATAGCTGAATCTAAAGAGATTGAGTTAAAAGGAATCTTAAAACAGTTTGGTGAGAATAAAGCTATATGGAACTCTTACCTTAAGAATGTAGGTAAGGGCGTTGGTAAGGGTTTCTTAGGAGAGTCTGCAACAGAAGCACTCCAAGAAGGTACTCAGTACTCTGGTGCTTACTTAGGTTCTGAAGAAGGAAAAGGTGAGTGGGATACTGACAAGCTACAAAGTAGATTAACTAATGCTGCATTAGCAGGTGGTCTATTAGGTGGTGGTATCGGTGGTGGTACACAAGCTCTAATGCATTCTAGCCCTGTACACACAGGTGTTAGGCAAGCTGCTTGGGAGAGAATGGTAGCTGAAGACTTTGATGAAAGCAAACCATTAGATATGCATGAGATCCTTGATACAGCTGGTGAAGCTCATGTCGAGAAAGGTGTAACGACAGCAGTAGGAGAAGATGGAAAGCCTACTATACAATATACTTCTAATGCTGAATCAAATGAAGAGCACGTTTCAAAACTAAGAGGTAAACATGATGATAATAAGGCTAAGAAATCTACTATAGGTAGAACTGGCGAGATCATTACTGCCTTTGAATGGATATCTTCTAGATACAATGTAGTTAAATCTAAGCTAGGTGATGCGTTTGAATCTTCTGAGACCTTGATGGCTGAGTTTGATTTCTCAGGCTTCATTGATAATCGTGTTGCTCATGGTTTAAAGCTTCCTCAATTAAAAAGGAAGTTAGAAGGCATACAACACGCTGGTCTACACAATACTACTCAAGGCTTAGCTCGCAGATTAGGATTAAATAATAGTCCTAAATCTAGATCGGAAGCATATGACTTACTTCGTAAGTATCTGAAACAGAAACAAGCAGGTAAGGTAGATAAAGATTTATTAGAGAATGAAGTTGCTTTTGAGAATGCTCTTAAGGGTATACTAGCTATTGAGTCTCAAGTATTTGATTGGACTCGTAGAGCAGAAGGAGATCGTTCTTCTTACAACCCGTTAGATTACCATACACTTACTGAGAAACACTTATCAATTAAGAAAGTAGTCGAAGAGAAATCTAAATTCATAGACATACTTATGAATGACTATAAGTACTCTAGAAAGGAAGCCGAAGAAGAGTTCAATGATCTTGAAAGAACTCCTGAGGGATACGATCATAAGAGTTATGCTCAGACAGAGTTCTTAACTAGAAAGCCTACCTTACTGAAGAACACAATGGACTACAGTAATGGTGTATGGGAAAGCTTCTGGGAGCCTAATAGCTATGAAGAAGTAAAAGTTAGGGCTACTGAGGTAGCTAACTATGTAGCTGATACTACTTCAATGGGCTTTGGTGGTGAGAAACTTAACTCTAAGATTATTCAGATAGAAAAGGAGTTGACAGAAGCTCGTGGTAAAGAATTTGCTGATGAGCATATGCCTCTTATTGCTTCTTCTATCTACGACCAGTACAAGGCACACAGGGGTGAGTTCCATAAGATAGAGAGTGATAAGGCTAGAACAGCTGCTTCTAATGCAGGTGCTTTAATGTCATTAGCTTATATGGCTCAAGCTGTGTTTGCTTCTTTACCAGAATTAGGGTTAGCTTTCTTACAAGCAGATAGACAACAAGTTCTAAGTTCTATTAGTAAGATGACTAAAGTATCTGGACAGGCTATTGCTAAGCAAATGAATAGAGTAGCTGACACTGACTTAACTCACGATGAGTATGAGAAAGGATTAAACGTACTAAGACGTAGAGGTATGCTCACTCATGAGTATGCTTCTGGTCATGTTGTAGACGCTGAGTATGATACTAATGGTAGAAAGAATTGGATGCAACAAACTATGATGCCTGCTTTCTACAAGCTAACAGGTCTTACTAGTTTCACTAGCGCTATGCGTATCATTAGAGATGGTATTGGTAGTGACTTTGTAGCAGTACAACTAGCTACTCTTTATGATGTAATAGATAAGAGAATAGAGAATCCTGGTTACGAAATGAATAACAAGGAAGCAAGAGCCTTTACTAAGATGAAGGAGTTAGGTGTAGATCCTCTTGATATAGCTCAAAGGTTTAGAGATATAAAAGAGAATTGGAAAGCAAATAAGTTAATGGCTAATGAAATCTTGTTAGCCCATGCTAAGAATGGTAATCTTACTGAAGAGCAAGTAGCTCAGCAACAAAGAACAGCTGGCTTAGAATTAGAAGATTTCATATTCAATAATACTCATCCTGAAGTACAGAGGATGGCTAACGATCTTGATTTAGCTCGTTCTAATTTTGTTGATGCAGCACTAGTTAACCCTGACCCAGGTAAGAGACCTTTATTCTACAGCGATGGTAGATATAGACTCTTAACTTTGTTCCAAGGTTATTTATCTGTATTCTCAGCTACTATTATTAAACCTATCCTAAAGGATATGGCTGGTAATGGTAGTCCAAAGGATCAGATGAATGCTGCTGCTGTAGCTCTAACTACTATCGGCTTAGGTTTCTTAGGACAAGCTATTAAAGATGAGATTAAGTATGGTGATAGCCCTAGTTGGTTATCTGATACTGAATACTTACAACGAGGTGTAATGGCATCTGGTCTAATGGGACAAACAGAGCGTATATTTAATCTGTTCTTTCCAATATACCATTCTGAAGAAGATACTCTAGCTGATAAAGCATGGGGTGAGGTAGGACCGTTAACAGGTACTATTGATTCAATCCAAAAAGGAATACATTGGACAACTGAAGGTGAAACTGAGAGAGCTCTTAACAAGTTCCTTAAGGTATCTCCTATTGGTTCATTCACTCAACAAAGAAAATGGGTAGCTGAAGCTATCGCAGGAGAAGATTAAATGGCAGTACAAGTAAACTTAGGTAATCGTGGTGCAGGTAAAACTGTTGACCCAAACCAACTAGCAGACCAGCAAAGGTCTATATATGAAGCTAATGAAGCTAGAAGAAACGTAGATAATACAGCTTATATAGGTGGTGACGCTCTATCTATGGCTGAGGCTGTTAGACAAGCTGCTCCTAGTGTACCTGTTACTCAAGGTAGAATGGGTACTACTACAGATGGTGTTGTTAATCTAGGTGAGGGTTCAGATCTTACTAATCAAGTGCTAGGGGCTGTAAATCCTGACCTACTTAATTTAGATCCTTCAGTAGTAAAAGCTATGGAAGATGTAGGCCTTATCTCTCCTAAGGGTGGTATCACTTATGACCCTGAGGTTGAACAGAGAGGACAGATAGCTGCATTTACTAATAGAACTCCTGAAGATTTAATAGAATCAGGGATTATGCCTGTAGGTGCAGGTGCTCTTCAACAAAGAAATATGGATGGTTCTTACCAAGCTATTCCTAAACCAGAAGCTGTTAATCAAATAGATTGGTTACAAAAGAATGCTCAAGAGTTAAACAGTACTCTAATGAATGCTTCTATTGATAAGAATACTGGTACTCTTACTGAGTTAGGACAGATCATTTCTAATGAGTTAGGACGTGGTGCAGTAGCTAGGCCTGAAGTAGGTATGAATGCCTTATTAGGTTACTACAGAGCTATGGAGGAAGCTTCTTACGCTGATTATTCTCAAGAAGAAAAGCAAGGGCATGCTGACTTTAGAAAAGAAACAGATGAGGTTCATCCTGATCTATGGGAAACTAGAAAGGGTAAACCTGCTATGACTCCTCAAAGGAATGTCTTAGAGCAAGAAGTAGGTAGACATATCGAAGAAGTATCTGGTATTAAATTCAGTTCTAGAGAGAAGAGAGATATCGTAGGACAGTCTGTTGTCAGAGCTATGCAGCAGATGGGTCCAGAAGCTTCTTTATTTTTAGATGAAACCACTTATGCTGGGCCTTCTGGTACTAGTATGATGCCTACTCCTGGTATGTATCCAGTCAAAGGTATGGACATTGATACTATTCTTAGAAGAAATCGTTTAGGTTTAACTAAAGGTATCAGAGACTTACTACAACCTAACCATAGGAATAATGTAAGGGTTACTCCTTTAAATAAGAAGAGAGACCCTAACTCTCAGTTATCAGGTAAGAAACAATCTGGAGTATCTCCATTTAGAACTGAAGCTAGTAATATCATAGAAGAAATGCCTATGATGCTGGATCAACAGTTCTTAAATATCTTCAGAGTTACTTGGAGTGATCCTGCTTGGGTAGAGTTTTGGGAAGGACACGCTGCTAAACATAAGCAAGAACATCTTAATATTGTCTTACAACAAGACGCTCATATTAAGAAGAACTCTCCTGATGGTAAGACTTACTATACTGATTTAGTTCAGAGGGATTCTGGTCGTAAAGGTGATAAGAACCTTTTAATGGCAGACATTAAGCTTGCTAGGTTTGCTTCCATAGCTAGACACGAGTCTACTACTATTAACCTTAAAAAGGATGAATACACTTCTGAAGAGAAAGATTTAATCTCTGCTATGATGGCTAACTTAGGTGCTGATGACCTTGTATTCGGACCTACTCTTGCTCAATTTGAAGAGCAGTTTAAAGACCCTTCTTCTGAAGCTAGAAAGGTAGCTAGTATGGTTAGTGCTCTGGCTAAAGACGGTCAGATGCCTGAAGGACTTACGCCTGAAAGATTAAGACCTTTCATGCATGAGTCTGGAGATTCTGTCCAAGCCCTAAGAGCTATTGATGCTTACATGAAGGCTAAAGAAGGTAAACAGAAAAAGTTTATGACTAAGTTTGTCGGAGAGGTAGATGCTTCTCAATCAGGACAGACCATTCAATCTATGCAGATTGGTAATGTAGATGCCTTCTTAAGAGGCGGTGGACATTCTCCTGTGTTTATGGAGAGGATGAGTCAAGACCTTAAACTAGAGTTACCTAAGTTATACACGGATACTACTAAACTAGCGCATAGTAAATTTACTGGAATAATACTAGAAGATATAGAGTTAGGTGAGTTCGCATCATTATTATTTGGTGATATGAATAACTTATTTAATAAAGATTTTGCTAAGACAGGTATTCAAGGTGCTAGTTATGGTCAAGGAAAGCCTGGTGCTATGAAGGCTATCAGAACTAAGATGACTGAATGGGTTGAAGGTGGTTCCTCGCAAGAGATAGTAGCTAAAGCTGCAGCCATTAATGCTTTTCTAGGTGGTGATGTTGTAGAAGTAGTTCATCCTAAGGGTGGACAAGGTCGTCAAGCAGTCTTAGGAAACTCTGGTGGTGTTAAGGTAGTATTTAAAGGTGCAGCCCTAGAACATATGGATAAGATAGCTGTTATCTTTAGAAACGCTATGTATGATTCAGACCCACTTATTCTAAAGTACTCTTCTCGGATGAGAAAGATGTTTAAGGTTTATGCTAAGCTTTCTGCTTTCTCTGAAGCTAATGGTCAAGACTTTGGTAGCCCTGAGATGTTCTATATGGAGCCTATGGATCTCAACAACCCTTACAAAGGTAAGTGGGGCGTAGGTATGAAGACGGATATGATAGATAAACATATTCCTACCGAGTACACTTCTATACCTTTCTTAGGATCAGATGAGCACGGTAATACTAGTGTTGACTGGGATGAAGGTGATATTCATTATCAGAAAGGAAAACCACAACATGACTTAGCAGGTGAGTTAGATGCTTTAGACTTCAATACAGATACTAGGTCTAAGGGTGTAACTCGTTTCCCTGTAATTAGTATTCATGGTCTAGATGACTTGGCAATCTCTATAGCTGTTGTTCAGATGAAGAAGAATCATCCTGAAACCTTTACTTACTTTATGTCGGTATGGGATGCAGGTAGATTACCTCCTCTATTGAGAAGACAGTTTGCTCAAGAGTACAATAAGGCTTTGAAAGAAGTAGTTAAGAATAATAGATTCTTTGAAAATCTAGCTATCTCTTTCGAGAACTTTATTGGTGAAGGTAAGCTACCTAAAGACTTAGAAGCTAAACTTAACGCTAATCCTGATACTCAAGACGAGCTTAGAAAACTAAGGAAAGATACTCAGAGTATAGTCAACATGGCTAAAGGCTTTAGAAAGAAGAAGCTTGGTACCTTTGATAAGGGTAGAGATGAGAGTTATAAGTCTCCTAATGTTGGTAGAAAAGGAGCTGCAGGTACTACTCTAATAGATGAATACATGGATGACTATGGCTTCACTAATATGGATGCTGGTACAGAAGGCCCTAGTTTCTTTGAAGCCTCTATCACTACTCCTCGACAGAAGGCTAGTGCTAAGGAAGAACTAATGAAGAAGACAGGTGCTGATATGATGGCAGGTCTGCTTGATTTAGGTTAAAAATAAAAACCCCCTTGGGATATGTAATATATCCTTTGGGGGTTATTTTTATTTGTAGCCTCGTTTCTTCTGTACTTTCTTTAGTAACTTTTCTGTATCTCTTTTAGAGGCATCAGCCATCTGAGTAGCTTTCTTCTCAGCTTCAAAGTAGTCTACACCATGTTTCATGTGTAGTTCTTGTTCAGCTTCTATATTTCTTTTATGTATTAAGTCTATCGCTGCATCATTAATATCTGGAGTGTAAGCAACAGAAGGATCTAATCCTAAATCATTGCATACCTCCATATCGTCCATACCTGACATTGAGTTAATATTGTAGTTCTTCTTTGACATCTGTAACCTCCTTTGATTGTAGAGTATAAGCATTGAACTTCATTACTCTCTCATTGCCATCTACATCTTTAGCTGTGTAGAATGGAAACATGTTAAACATAACTTCTTCTATCTTCTGCATATCGCTATCAGATATCTGTAAGTTACCTTGTATATCTTCTAGATTCTCTCCATCAGTAAAGAGAGAAGCAATCTTATCATAGTGTGTATCTAACTTACGTAATAATGCTGGGCTTAGGTTCTTCATCTACCTCCTCCTCATTTAAGTAAGCAACAAAGCTCTTCATCCAATCACCATCATCAATCATAGGAAAGCTATATTGTAATGTCTCTTGGTGAATAGTTTTAGGGTCATTAGTGTAGGCTATAGCTACAGTTAGTTGTACCATATCAGCCATGCTTATCCTCCTTTACCTTATCGAAACCATGTACAGCCATACTCTTTAGTAGGGATTGAATACAATCCTCGGCTGCCTCTGCTGTTTCATCTGTTATATTTTGATTCTCAGTGACATGCACTGCTGTCTCTAACATCTTAGTTAATTCTTCTGCTATCATTTTATTTTCCTTATTATTATTAAGCTCCCCTCTATAAGGGATACTTAGAAACTTCCTTTGGTGGTCTAAACTTAATGCCTTGAGCACTATTATTATGGTACCTCTCTTTCTCTAGGGCTCCCGTCTGCATAAGCTTTCTTGTCTCGGCATAGTGGAGGGATCCTGAGCTCATATATTGCTCTAGGATCTCGTATACGAAACACTCTGTACCATGTTCTTTTATCTTCTTGTTGAACGAAGTAGAAGAGCCGTTGTATGTCTTCCAATCAGACTCTTTCCAACAGTCCTCTCGCCACTTATCACTACCCTTATCTCTTATTGGGTGCTTCAATGACCTATACTTAGGTGGTTTCATCTTCCAAAAAGATTTTCTACCTATATAAGCTACATCTTCTTCAGTACATATTATCTGATATACAAACCCGAAGAACTCATCTGGATTAGGTGTCTCTCCTATCCAATGGTGATCATCCTTTTCTGACATTCGCCATCCCCTTATCATTGTATTTAACTACTACACCATTACCCTTGAATGATTGACCGTCACATGCCTTCAATAGGTCTTGTCTTATACAATCTAATTGTCTAGTCCAATCATCTACATGGTGCTTAACAGCTAACCACTCATTAGTTAATCTATTCCAATCAGAAGTATTAAGCGTTACTACATCTGTTAATGCAGGTTCAGGTACACCAGCAAAGTATTTCTTCCAACCATTTAGTACTTGTCTAGTTAAATCAGGACTCTGTTTAAATAGTCTGTACCTACCTTGAGAGGTGTGAGCACAATACACCCAGAAGTGACACTCAGTTACATCAGCTAGTAACATTTGTTGTGTCATCTGTAACTGATACTGAATAGGTAAGTCATCTCCTCTATACATAATCTTCCATAGAGGACTCTCACAGCCCTTTAAAGGACACTTGATCTCAAGGATAGATGCACCAGTAATCTGCTCCATACCATCAAGAGAGGCCATCAGAGACATCCCTTCTATCTCATTAGTAATACATAATGGTTCGAATATCTTATTCAACCTATCTTGTACTGCTACTCTTGCTTCATCCTCATACTTATGACCATGAGCCATAGCAAATGTCATATCAATCTTCATATTACCTTGCTTAAGCTGATACAACTCGTATCTATTCTTAGGCTTCCAAGGACTAACTTCACATGCTGATGCAGCCTCACTAGCTGTACCATGATTCTTTCTAACATCTAACCACTCATCACTACCTTGTGGTAGATCGCTCTCACTATAAATCTTTTTCATTATTATTCTCCCTCTTAAATACACCTTGATATTCTTTAACCGTGAATGATTTATTCTCATCCCAACCATGTTTGAGATAGACACCGTAATCCATACAACGTCTATCTTTACCTACCATCTGACAATACCAACTCATTAGTGAATCTCCATCCAGTTATTACCTATCTTACTGTTACCATCCATACGACACTTGAAGCCTAATAACTCTCCAGCCTCAGTAGCTGAGTCTTCTAGTATCTTAGCTAACTCATCTGCTCTCTTAGGATCGCATTCAAAGTTCTGCTCATCATGCATAACAGCTAATAGTTTACAATCAATACCTGCCTCTCTAATCTTTCTATCAGAGATGACCATCCAGTTCTTAGTTAGTATAGCCTCATTACCTTGTAGTAAGTAGTTAAGTAGTTTATGTTTACTATTAACTAGTATCTTCCTACCATCTTGAGCAACAATATACTTACCACCTGTCTTTTCAAACTGATTATCTAAATAGTTCTTAATGTTACTTAAAGCAGGTAGTCCTTTCAAGAACTTATTCTTAAGCTTCTTAGCAGCCTTAGTAGTAATACCTAAGTCACCAGCTGTCTTAGCATCTCCAGCACCAAACAAGAATCCATAGATAAAGGTCTTGGCTAGCTTTCTATTAGCTAACCCAGCAATCTTAGCATTAACACTATGAATGTCAGTACCATCTTCCTCTTTACCTTCTACTACAGTCTTATTATAGTCATCATCACCCATCGCAGCAGCTAGTAATCTTAACTGAGCTGATGCTAAGTCACAACCAACTAGTACCTTACCATATGGTGCTATGAAGATACTCCTTAGTTCCTCACCAAAGATAGCATGAGCACCAGGAACGTTAACAAGGTTCTTATGACGCATACGACCAGTCGCAGCGCCTAATGTCATAGGTATACACTCAAGCCTACTATCTTTTCTAATAGTATTCAACCAACCCGTTGTACCTTTGACTGACCTAAGAGTATTTCTTCTATGGCTGTACACCATGTGTAAGGCTATGTCCTTACCTAAGTCTCCCTCGATAGTATCATAGCTATCCTCAGTTAATTTAGGTGATGTCCTCTTAGGCTTACCATTGTCATCAGCCTTAGTGTTCCATTCAGTAGGTATCCATCCTTGTCTAAGTAAGAAGTTCTTAATCAAGGCGTGTTGAGTCATCTCGATAGGTATTATCTTAACCCTACAGTAATCACCACCTAATCTACCCTCAGGATTTAAGATACCGAAGTCGTATCCTTCCCAGTACTTTATTAAGTGAGCGTGTAAGTCACCCTTCTTAGTATACTTAGGTGATACCGACTTACCTAAAGGGTCTAACCGTTTAATGTTAGGTGGTAGTAGTGGTGTTATCTTATTAGCTAACTTATCTATCTCTACATTAAGCCAGTTGAAGTAGTGTTCAGCTAGATCTGTATCTACTAACCAACCATTCTCTACTTGCTTAGCACTAATCCTAGCTGTTTCAAACTCAGTAGTGATTACCTTAGCAGGTATCTTAGCTAACTTAAACTCTTTTCTAAGAGCGTACAACACCTTAACGTTAATGCTAACATCTTGTTCACATCTATTAAGCATTCTCTCTTCAAAGAACTCCCATTGCTCTACTACAGGTTTAGCTACACCTAATCTCTCACCCCATACAGCTAGACCATGACCACCCCTAGTAAAGTTAAGTAACTGAGATAGTATTAATGTATCAGTTATCTTACCATCATAGGTAAAGCCATGTAGCTTCTTTAGTAAAGGTAAATCATAAGCATAGATGTTATGACCAACAAGACTATCAGCCTTAGACATTAAGTCTAGCGCAGCTGAGAGCCTACCATAACCTTCTTTCTCATTAGTATAGGTTGTACTAACCTTACTATCTAAGTCATATAGTACTATGCACCATAGCTTAGTCGCATCATTCAGAAGTCCATTGGCTTCAACATCGAATACGTAATTCATATCCTACTCCTTATTATTATTATTTATTATTTAGAAAGGTACTTTGTCGTCATACTCCTCATCTGCAATAGTAAACTCATCATCTACTACCCCTTTCTTAGCGTTAAGTAACCTACCAGTAGTGTCATTGAACTTGGCTGAGCCTGCATACCCCGTTCTACCAGTAAATCTATTCTTAAGGACAGTTAACTTAACCTGATTCCTTTCTTCTTCTGTCTCAGCATACTTATTTCTAGAGAATGCTATGATTTGAAATGCAATCTGTTTAAGTGAACCAGATCCTTTCAAGCTATCTTCAGTGACATCAGCACCTTCCTCATAAGAGATAGAACCAATACCAGTCTTTCTTAAGTGAGACACTACACCTACCCATATGTCAAACTTCTTACATAGCTTAAGCAAGTCAGACATAACCTTATCCATAGCCCTATTGATATCACCATCAACCTCACTAACAGCAATAGTAATATGGTCTAGATAGATAAACTTACAGCCAGTCGCAGCGAGATACTCAATCTTGTGCATCAAGCTATCATCTGATAGAGAACCTTGGTGGTCTAGTAAAGTAAATCTACCTGTACCTGCTGTAGCTTCCCAAGCATCTCTTCCTTCCTTACCTTTCCTATCGAATGGTGTGTCAGGTAGATTGATTCTCTTATTAAGGTGTATACCAATGATACCATCTAAGGTTTCTTTGATTGATTCTTCCAGAGATACTACACCTATCTGATGCTCAGTAGTAGTTAGTAGATGGTAGATGTCTTCCTTAATGAAGGTAGACTTACCAGTACCAGTACCAGCAGTAAAGATAGTTAGCTCACCAGTCCTACGACCATATGTAAGCCTGTTAACATCACAGAAGCATGGTGGGTAGGGTATGCTATCTTCTCTCATATCTCTAGAGAAGTCATCCCAAGTAGAAGCCGAGTTAATAATACCTGAAGGACTATATATCTCTGCTCTCCAGATAGAATCCTCTAACTCTCTTAGGTGATCGCTTACTAAGTAATCACTAGCATCTTTACCATGCCTACCTAGCTTAGCTATCTTAGCCTTACCAGTACGTACTACCTTAGCACATTCTTCTGCTGACTTCTTGCCAACATCATCAGCATCAAACATAAATACTACTTCACTGAATGAGTTAACCCAATCTAAGTTAGCACATATCTGTTTGAGAGCACCACCAACACCATTAGTTACTGATACTACGGGCCACTCAGCATTCTTATTAGCATTCATCTGTTGTACAGACATAGCATCTAACTCACCTTCAGTAATGATAATACGCTTACCACCCTTCTGAAATAGAGATTGACCAAACAATTCTACATCATTCTTAGTGTCACCAACAGCAATAAACTTCTTACCATCTACCTCACGTCTAGAATAACCTACAACCTTACCTGCTCTAGTAGTAGGGTAGTAATGATACTTGATAGTGACACCATCGTTCTCATCATAACCTACCTTGACACCATACTTACTAGCTATTTCTTTAGTGATACTTCTTTCTCTGAAACCCCTGATAGGGAATTCACTTACTTCACTTACACTTTCTATGTCCATCTTGTACTCCTTATTATTATTATTAATCCTTACACTTCCATCTTCTAATTGGAAGTCACCACAACCAAAGCAATAAGCAGAATGACTCTCATCATCATGCATATATGTAGCCTTGTTATCTTTAGAACCACAAATACTACATGGCCCATGATATTGTAACACACCGTTCTCCCTCATTATTACTCCTTATTATTATTAAGTTCTCCTCTAAGCTCTCTTACTAACTCCAAGACAGTCTCTATCACATGTAAATTGATAGGGTCTTT